TGCAAATAGCATGACACAGTGGTCGCCTGTTTGGAAGGTCGAAATTGACGGCGTTGAATACACAACGGCGGTTCTAGCAAATCTTTCATTGACCAGTGGGCGAACAAACATTTATGAGCAGGCGCAGGCAGGTTTTGTCACCATTCAATTGATCGACGTAAATCAAGCGGCAATTCCCGTTTCAATCAATTCAACCATTTCAGTGCAGGTTAAAGATACGACGGCAACATTTGTCCCGTTATTTGGTGGCAACGTTGTGGACATTGCGTTAGAAGTCCGTGACGTAGGTTCGACCATGTTTACCCAGACTTATACAATCACCGCGCTGGGTGCGCTGGCACGTTTGCCCAAAATCTTGACCGACGGCGTTTTATCAAAAGATTTTGACGGTGAGCAGATTTATGACATTTTGCAAGCCGTTTTGTTTGCCCAGTGGCAGCAAGTTCCAGGGGCATTGACCTGGGCAACCTATGACCCAACAACAACCTGGGCAACCGCTGGCAACACAGGTTTGGGCGAAATTGACCGCCCTGGCAATTATGAATTAGCAGCGCGTTCAAGCAGCCGAACCGACGTTTATTCGCTGGTTTCAGCATTGGCAACGTCAGGGCTGGGATACATTTATGAGGACGCGTTTGGACGTATTGGTTATGCCGATTCAACGCACCGAACCAATTATTTAGCTGCAAACGGCTATGTTGACATTGACGCAAGGCACGCCCGCGGACGGGGATTGAAGATTCAAACGCGTGCGGGTGACGTCCGCAATTCATTAACTATCAAATACAACGCAACGAGCAGCGCGGAAGTATCTGCCAGTGACGCAGCCTCAATTGCTGAATTTGGCACGTTGGCGCAGATCATTACAACCACGCTTCACAACAGTGCTGACGCAACCGACCAGGCAAATTTTTATTTATCCTTGCGCGCCCAGCCTCAACCAATTTTTAGCGCAATCACGTTCGACCTGACAAACCCTGAAATTGACGACGCAGACCGTGACGATCTTTTAAATGTTTTTATGGGTGAAGCAATTTCCCTGACTAATTTGCCGTTAAACATGAATTCAGGCACATTTCAGGGATTTGTCGAAGGCTGGTCGTTCAATGCCAGTTACAACCAACTTTCGGTCACGTTATTGCTTTCACCCCTGGAGTATTCGACCCAGGCAATGCGTTGGAATGACGTGCCAGTAACCGAAATTTGGTCTAGCGTGTCGCCGACTTTAGACTGGGCAAATGCCACAATAGTGGCGTAGAAAAGGAGAACACATGGCAAACCCTACAACTTTTTTTGATTGGCAAATGCCGACCAGCACAGATTTGGTCACGGATTTGCCTGCTGATTTTGCAGTTTTTGGTGACGCGGTTGACGCTTCATTGGAACAAGTTTTGCTTATGACACTCATGGGCGTTTACAGATGAAAGGCAACTAAATGGCAACAACAACGAAAACAATGGCTAGAACGGCAGCCACAACAAATACGGCGACAGTTCTTTACACAGTGCCAGCGTCAACGACTGCAGTTGTTACAAACATTGTCGTCGCCAACACTGCCGCAAGTGCTGCCACGTTCACAATGGCACTTGATTCGGTCGCATTATTTACGACAGTTGCGATCGCTGCAAATAGCACAGTCGCGATCGACTTAGCGCAAAATCTAACAACAACGAAAACAATTACGGGCGGCGCAAGCGCGGTTACAGTTAGTTTTCACATAAGCGGAGTGGAAATCAGTTAATGGGAATCGAGACAATTCCTGCGCCAAGCGCAGCTAGTAAGACACCAACTGTCGAGACTCTTACTTCTGGTGTTTCATGGACAGTCCCAACAGGCGTTACTTCAGTGACTGCGACTTTAATTGGCGGTGGTGGTGGCGGCGGCGGTGCAAATGCTGCTGGTACTGCTTTCGGTCATGCTGGCAACGGTGGACAAAAAATTGTTACTACTTTAGCAACTACGCCCGCAGCCTCAATCAGTTACGCAATCGGTGCTGGTGGTACGGCGGGTTTGCAAAATGCCACTGGTGGTGCTGGTGGATCAACGACATTCACTGGTGCAACAACGGCAACGGGCGGTGCTGGTGGTACTGCGGGTACAGCCGACGGACAAGCAAGAAGTTCAACTGACCCAGCGGAAAATTGTGGAGTCGGTGGAGAAAACGACAAAAAAGGCGGTGCTGGCGGTGCTGGCGTCATCTATCTTGAATACTGGACATAGGAGAAAATTGTGAAAACATTTGCCGTGGTTGAAAATAAAAAAGTTGTCAATGTCATTTGTGGTGTTCCAGATGAAGTGGTCGCCGCTAATCCGGACAAATACATTGAATACACTGAAGGCAATTGGGATTTTAATGCTGGTATTGACGGCGGTGATTTTTTTCCAAAAGAAATTACTGCAGCAGATTAACAAATGAGCATTTACCCAACAGGTACAAATGCGCGATTGATCGAAGTCGCCGCAGCTGAAGTTGGAACGGTTGAGGAAGGCGACAACCTGACCAAATACGGCAAATTTACAAAGGCTGATGGTTTGCCCTGGTGCGGAAGTTTCGTTAATTGGGTTTGCCACACGGCAGGCGTCAAGATTCATTCAGTTGTTGGCACGGCGCAAGGCGCACACAAATTCAAGGAAATCCAACGTTGGTCAAACATGCCGCAATTGGGCTATTTGGCATTTATGGATTTTCCACATGACGGCGTTGATCGCATTTCACACATTGGAATTGTTGTGGGTTTGATCGATTCAAAAACTTGCGTCACTATCGAAGGCAACACCAGCGGGACAGGCGACCAACGCAACGGCGGAATGGTCATGGTAAAGGTGCGTTCGTATGGTGAAGGCAAGGAAATCGTTGGTTTTGGAATTCCAAAGTTCGTCCCATACAAGGGCGAATTTCCAACGGTTGCAGTTCCAACTTCGGGAGACAAACCAAAGAAGGAGACAAAAAAATGGAACAAGCCAAAGCCGTAGCAGCCTCATGGGCGCGCTCATTTATGGCAGCCGCGCTCGCGTTATACATGGCGGGCGTAACCGACCCGAAGACAATTGCAATGGGTGGCATTGCCGCAGTTGCACCAGTGATCTTGCGTTGGTTGAATCCAAATGACAAAAGTTTCGGGTCTACGGGGAAGTGACTCGGAAGCCAACGGCGGTGGCAATAGCCCTTACGTGCGGGCTATTGCTTACCGCTTGCGGTTATCAGGGTTGGATACGTTATGAGTGCCAAGAATTCGACAACTGGGCAAAAGCCGAATGTCAGAAACCGCAATGCGTCCCGACTGGAACATGCACTGACGACATACTTGGAATTGAATCGGGACAAACCAGCACGCCGTAAATCGCCTGAAGAAATCCACGCGCAGCTGATTTTGATTATTGGTGCGACCCTTGCAGCCGTTTTTCTTATTGTTACGCTAGGCATAACGTATGCGTTGATTTTTGTGACGCAGCCTATTGGGGCGCAAGCACCCAACGACGCAGCATTTATTGATCTATTGAAAACCCTGGCAATTTTCTTGACTGGTTCGCTGGGCGGTGTACTTGCTGGAAACGGACTGAAATCTAAGCCAAAGCCCGTAGACACGCCGACAAACACGCAAGGTTCTTGACGGCGCGTTGATCGTGCTTCACCCTTATGGCAGGTGGTAACACTTACCGCCTAGATTCGGGAGAAATCAAAATGGTTGTTGATCTATTAGACCCTGAAACATTAGGGCGTTTGGTGCTGGTAATTATTCTCATTGTTATTTCAGCTGCGGCAGGTTATGCAAAAGGTTTTAAAGAGGGCAAGCGTGAAGGCATTGCACGCCGTAAGGCAATGGTTCGTCACATTGCCAACAAGGCGGTGAAGTAATGATTCAATTGGATTTGGACAATGCTGAAGTGGCATTGCTAGTTTCATTGGTTGTCGAAAATTCACGCAACACAGGTGATGACGATCTTTTTTCAGTTCAAAGTGCAAGGTTATTTCATGCCGTTATCGACGCCGTGCGATCAAGTAAGGCGGTTAAATAATGGGATTTTTGGACAATTACGAAGCAAGCCGTGAACGCCTAGAACGTTGGCTAACAAACTTTCCATTGGGCAGAATTGAAACCCGCATTGTGGAATTTAGTGCGGACAAGGGTTATGTTCTAGTTGAAGCAAAAGCGTTTCGCAATTATGACGACATTTTGCCAGCGGGCATTGATTATGCACACGGGTACGTTGGCGCATACCAGGCAAACATGAAACGTTGGTTTGTTGAGGATACGGTCACCAGCGCAATTATGCGCGTTCAGCAACTTGTCATGGGCGGGGCTGAACGTACAGTGCGGGAAGTCATGGAACAGATCGAAAACACACCAGCCAAAATTGCTAACGCTGAAAAAGATTATGATTATTGGACGACCAAATTTGGCGACGTGCCAAGTCACAAAACCGCAGCTGAAGCCGAACAGGCAGGTGTTCCGTCATTGGGGTCATCAATGGACGAAATAAAAAAACAACTAGGAGGCGAATTGGTTGCTGAAGCACCGCAATGCCGTCATGGTCACCGCGTTTGGCGTACTGGGACAAGTGCCAAAACGGGCAAGGATTGGGCAAATTACTCATGCGTTGGACGCAAGCCTGACCAGTGCGACCCTATTTGGTATGTATTTACCAGCGACGGAACATGGAAGCCACAACTATGAGCAATTTCGATCTAAAAAAGATTTACACATCACCAGACGGCAAAATTTACAGTTTCAGCGGCTACGGCGGCGTAGAAAATTGTTCAGATTGTGACGATTTCACGCAAGTCAATGAGTATGACCGTGATGATTCATTGGTCGTTTTCTTTTGCAAGCGTTGTGAAGATCGGTTGCATTTATGAGCGATTACATTGAATTGATAAACCCGCAAACCCGCATTTGCAAGTTATTGCAAAACGGTGAAGTTATAGCCGAATACAAAATGGAACAATGCGACAAATGCTCAATGCTTGCAAAGGTTGACGAATTTGGCTACCAGCGCGGGCAACGCGGCGAAAAACTATTGTGGTTTTGCGGTGGTTGCAGGTGAAAATGCAGCTGACAAGGGCTGAAGAAATTGAGTGCTTAAAGGCTGCAATTCAGTTTTCAATTGACGGTGACAACCAGGTCAATGACCCATTGCGGTACAACACCGAAATTGGGTTTTTCGAATTCATTGCTGAATGGGCTGAAACCATTGGCAGTGAATGGGTTGTTGCCAAATACCTGGGTGTTGCCTATGACCCGCATGAACCAAAATACAAAGTCAAGGCTGACGTAGGCAATGGCATTGAAGTCAAGTGGACGAAATACGTTGCAGGGCAATTGATCGTCCACGAATACGACCGCACAACAGACATTGCAGTGCTGGTCACTGGCAAATCACCGCATTATTTCATTGCAGGGTGGATTCCCGTAGCAATAGCCAAAAAGCCGCGTTATCGCCATTCTAAGCAACCAAACTGGTGGGTCACGCAAATCAATCTGCAACCTATTGAGAATTTGAGGAAGTCAACTTATGGACAAACTGCAATTTGAG